TGCCGCCACTTGTCCACGATATCCGGTAACTCGGCTTCGGTCAACCCCATTTCCAGCGCGCCCATGGTTTCGAGAGCGCGGGTTCCGCCACCAAATCCCAAGGCCAACTCGGCGACTTTACCTTTTGCCCGCAGTGCGTAATTGGCACCGCCATGGCAAATCGTATTTTCAGGGACGTGGAACATTTGAGCCGCCGAGGCCTCATATATCTTACCGGTCGTAGCAAAAACCTCTTGTCGCCATGTCTCATTAGCCAGCCACGCGATAACCCGCGCCTCGATAGCGGAGTAGTCGGCTACAATCAACCTGTATCCATCACGCGCCACGAGAGCAGTGCGTATTAATTGGGAGAGCACGTCGGATACATTATCATATAGCAGGTTTAGTAAATCTAGATCGTCATCGGCGACGATTTGTCTTGCGGTGTCTAAATCGGGCATTTTATTCTTAGGCAGATTTTGTAATTGTACAATCCTACCGGCCCACCGTCCTGTGCGATTAGCACCGTAAAACATAGTCATTCCTCGTATCCGCCCATCCGCGCAGTGCGCGTTTTTCATGGCTAGGTATTTTTTAACGCTGGTTTTACCAGTCAGTTGTTTTACCCGCAGCACCTTTTCGACGTCTTTTGGCAGGTCCCGACGGTTTAGCAGGTCCTTTATGTGCGCCTTATCCACGCTTTCGATGGTTTCTCCCAACCGTCTTTCCAACCAATCGCTAAACTGCAATGAACTGTTCGGGTTATCTAAATCCGTTAGCGCCTGCAATTGCTCCGATAGCGCGGTAGTGGTTATCTCGTTCATGCGTATCGCGTTTTCCACCAATTTGGTATCGACCGCTATGCCCCTATTGTTTATCCGCTGATCCACCAACCAAATTTTACGCTCCATTTTTGGGGGTTTGTTGCTAACCAAACGTTCTCGGATTGCCCGCTCTACGACGACATCCTGCCGATTGTATTCGAGGTATTCCGCCCATTTATCGGGGGCGTCGCTAGGCAGATTTTGGCTCCGCCAGTCGTTAGCATTTGTCGGGGTACAAGGTTTGGCAAAATACTGTATCAGTGCTTTACCGCGCCTATCTTTTTGCTTATCGTCGCCAAGATTAAGTACCGCGGCTACTCCGGCTAGATTATTAGGCAGCGAATTATACAACGCCAATACACTGGTGCACTCCCACGACGTCCGGCGCATTTTCGGAAAATATTTACCCAAAACCGTCATTTCAAAACCCGCGTTATAAGCGGTTTTTAATACAAATGGATTGTGGAGCGCATCCGCCACCTCGCGCGGAAAGGGCTCGCCCTGCGCCAAATCGACCACTCTAACCGGGTCATCGTCAAACGCGTATCCTAACAACTGTATCGCAAAAACCGGGGTTTCGATGTACCGATAAACCCCATACGCTATCGGTACATCGCTGTACGTTTCTAAATCAATCCCCAGCGTACGCATTTAATAGATATCGTCGTCATCGACAAGATCGGCTTTATCGATCATTCCATCCTGAAAATCATCGGCGGAAGCAGTCATCCCCGCTAATTTTTCCCCATCTTTTATAAACCGCAGCCCCAATAAAGATACGCCAATGCCTTTGCTCTGGTTATTGTAAGCAAACAGATTTACGATCGCTTGAGCGTAACACCCACTGTAAAACAAATCGTCGTCTACGACTTCTTGTTTGGATTTTGTTAGCAGTTTCGGTTTCCTGGTATTTTTGCAATTTAGGAAATAGCGCCCTTGAAATTCTTCCATTTCACAATATCCGTCTTCCTCGTCCCCATCCCGCAAAGGGATAAATAGGCCCTTTGCGGTCCCCCATTTTGTCATTGACTTTGGGTCCGCTTTTACCGCATCCATCGCCCGTTTAATATTGATAAGGGTGGCCTTGTCTTTTTTATCAATCAGCAATACGGTACTAAATTTTTTCTCCCCGCGCAAATCCTCTTTGGGCTCCCACACGTTGCAGTACGCCAAGCGTACAAGCCCGGTTACGATCTTAGTATTAAATTCCTCATTTGCCATTTAAAAAACCTCTTTTCGTATTATAATAAATCATCTAAAAAATCATCCGCGTTTGCCAGTTCTATTTTTAAAACCGGACGTTTATCATTTTCGGGCACTAACACCGGTTTTCCCGGGGGCTTTTCGACGTATTCTCCGACGATTTCGTTAAAACTCTTTTTCCCGCAGATACTTTCTAGCGAGGATATCCCTAATAGTTCCGCGGGTTTTTTGATATCTTTTTTATCATAACCCGCAGCGGTTAACGCCGCCTCAATCTTTTCGACATCCGTTAATCGTCGCCGTGCGGTACCGGCCACTAATTTATAACCCGGCCAATACTTTTTACCTGATACCGCCATATCGAGAGCATATTCGTCCAACCCTTTTAGCCATTTTTGCACTTTTGAGGACATACTAAGTATATCCGCCACCTCCCAATCTTGCAGTTCGGGACCGTCTTTAAAATCGTACTTGGCCACCGTTAGCATCTGCTCCGAGAGTTCCCGGCAACAGTATCGGGCTTTACAGAATATGCAGTGGTCTCCCGCTTTATACTCTCCGCCACCTGCGTAGGCCTCCGCAGCGACCACCTTTATTTTTTCCGCCCACACAAGTAATTCGGCGATGGTTAGGTCCTCACTTGATATGCTCCCTAACCGCGGCTGCACGATAGTGGTACGCACCGAACGTATATCATATAGCATATCGTATTTGTAATACGCCCCCAACGCATACAATCTCATTTGCGGATTATCAATCGCGGATACGGGCACCCCCTTACCATATTTTAGATCGATAATCTCGATATGCCCATCGGTGATAATAACGCAATCCCCTGTACCAAATCCCCCGGGCACCCACTGACTAAAATCTAAGCGCTCCTCGATCATGGCCGCTGCGTCCATCGATATTTTTCTCGCGGCGTTTAACTTTTCTATACAGGTATCTACATAAAGAGAGACATACTCCATCATGTCTTTTTCGTATGGCGCTAGACCATACAGCTCTTCGTATTCCTCCACGCCAACGCAAGCAAAATGCCCCGCGGCATCTCTTAAAACTATCTCCGCTAGCGCATGCGCCTTGGTGCCCTCTTCGGCGTACACACTGCTTTTATCCTCAATGCCGAGAGATTCGGCAAAACGGACGCTGGGGGGGCAGTTGAGCCATTGATGCGCCCCCGATGCGCTTAATACCGCATGTTCGGCACTCATTTTATCAGATCCAGTAATTCGGGATAGGCCGCGGGGTCTAATTCGGTAACTTTATGTACCCCGTGCGCGGTAAAAAATGCCACGATTTTGTTACGTCCTTCTTCCGCGGTATCAACGAATTTTTTAATCATCGGCCGGATCTCTTCTAGCGAGGGCGTCTTTCCTTCAAGTTTTGATTCCGCTTTCCCAAACGGGCTCTGTCCCAGTTTCACTTCGGCGTCATTCGCGATATCGACGGCGGCGGATTTTGCTTTGTGGCTGCGTTTTGATTTCGGCGCGTCCGGTTTTGTATCCTCTCCCGTGGTTTCTTCGCCCGCAGGATCAATATGTACCAATTCCTGCGGTGCAGTTCCCTGTTTTAAAAGATCAATCATTTCCTGTCTTGCTAAAGACGCCGATTCTGCTTCGATAATAATTCTTATCATTTTACATTCCTCCAATAATTTTTGTTTGTGGGTGTCTATGTTATATGAGGTGCCGTGGCATATGCAAAGGCCCCACCCCCTTTCGTTTAATTTTTGTTTGTGGGTCAATCATATATCTATCGATATATCGCTAGATATTGTCACGTCGTGTGTCCCTACCCACGATTTGGTATCCTCCTCAATGCGCTTATTGATCTCGTCTAGCCGTTTTTCCGCGGCGCAAAGATATTTAATAATATCTTTAAAATAGGTCGTACCTATTGTATCTCCTACGGACAAGTATTGCAGCACTCCGGCTGCGCGGATGTATAAACTATCCTCTTTATTACCTTGCAATCGCGTCATATACGCGACTGGTTTAAATCTAAGATATTCCAAAGGCACTTCATTTTCCGTTGGCCCCTCGAATCCGATAAATTTTACTAATTTATCGCCCCGATCCATTATTTTTTCGTACTTAATTTTAATCATTTTTACCGCTCCCCCTTTTTGTGATATAATTATGGTGCATAATGTTTTACTAGTCCGCACTGGTTACCGCCGGTGCGGATTTTTCTATGTCGATTCCGTGCGTTTTTAACGCCGAAATCATCCATTCTTTGACATCTGGCGTGCAATGGCCCATGGCATCTACCCATGTTGGCCAACGCCCCCTATCCTAAAAATAATATTAACCCGATAACATCGATCACCGCGAGACAAGCCAAGCCAATAATATCCCAATCTTTTGATTTTTTTCGTTTTGGTTGCCACCGTTGATGGTATGCGGCATTAACCCAATACGGTATGTAATAACTATTCACTCCACCCCGCCTCCTCGTCTATTTTATCAAATTGATTATCCATATTTCTAATAGTGTCGTATATCATATACACGCACATAAGTGCCCCGCATATGATATACGCATATATAATTACCATAATCACACCCGCCTTTTTATTTTTTCGAACATGCCGCCTGGATATGGCGGTACTTAGCATTTAGTTTTTGCGAACATGTCGCGGGGTACGGGCAGCAATCGACCACTAACTGGGCGGCTACCGAGTACATTTTACACGTGGCATTTTTGTCAATCAATCTGCCACATACCGCACAAGTAACTTTACCTGTCAAGGGTGCACCTCCTCTCGCGTTTCATTAGATATTAAGTCCCCAAGGGGAACTCCATACACCCTCGAAAAATCTTTCAATAACTTTAATCGTATGTTCATCTGTCGGTTATCGTTTTCTATCTCCGACAGATAATTTTGGCTAATCCCCAGCAATTCCGCGGCGCTTTGTTGGGAAAGCCCTGCGTTTACACGCAGAATTTTTAGATATTCACGCATCTAACCACCTCCTTTAGATTTCACAATATCACAAATGACGATATTAGTCAACCATGTTTTTTCTTTTTACTGGTAACGGCGTATTCGCCATTACCAAGGTCTTCAACCTCGGCATAACTTTTCGAGATTTTTACTAACTGCGGCAGATCTTCTTCCGCGACAAACAGTGTGATGGTTAGGTCCTCATTTCCCATTATGCCAAATTTCATGGCTTTTTTCTCTAGCTGTCTATCTATTTCTCTTTTTAAATCCAACATTTTTAACATCTCCTTTTTGATTTATCTTACAACTTATTATATCACTAATAGTGATACTTTGTCAATACTAATTGGGCAATCAGTTTAACTTCTATCCATAAAAAATATCTAGGTTTTGTCCCCGAAATCGACTTCGGTGACAAAAAAAAAAGACCGCCCCCGGTGCGCATCATCGAGAGGCGTGGGCGGTACTGTCGAATATATTATATCACATTTTACCTTTACTAGCATATAATATAATATCCGTTTTAGCGGATTCGCTGAAAGTAATATCGAAACCACTTTCCTTACATCTTCCCCGACGTAATCCGCTAATAACCGGACTTCCGGCCTGCGTAAATGTTACCCATAAATGCGTGGATTCGGGGATACCTTTGTAGCATTTCGCGAAATGTTGTGCATTAGGATCTAACCGGACTACGCACCCTTGGCGATTTTTTTTACACACCCCGATATTATCGAGGTATGAGGTCAAGCGGTTTACCGCGACCACTACTTCTTCTTCCGTCAAGGTACGTTCTCGTGCGCGCCCTTGTTCCGATTTTAACCAAATCCCCAATTTTACGCCATTTGTTTCATATTTCCCGAGTACTAATTTAAATGATAATTTTTCCATTTTTGAACAACTCCTTTTGTTTGTTTGTTTGTTTGTTTGTTTGATTTATCTTATGCCTTATTATATCACGAATAGTGATATTTTGTCAATGCTATTAGTGATACAATTACCAATTTTCGGGCATAAAAAATAAGGGCGGTTTTATCCGCCCATCATAAAAATATGTTATCACCACTCTTTGACGGTGTATAGTACCGTACCACCTTGTACGCCGCGCCCATCGGTCAATACTGCCACCTCTACCCGGCCCGCTTGATAGGCTATTGTCGGATATGCCTTGCTATCCGCTACCGTTACCCCGGCTTTTAATTTGTGGTTATTACGCAGATTTATCTTATATACGTCTACTTTTTGTTTGTCCGTATCCGCTGTTACTACCGTGCGATCTGTTTTTTCAACGGCCGCCATGGGCAACGCGGGATCGTTATTATTTATCGCTTTTGTGGTATCCGTAGCCGCCTGTTGCACGTTTGGGGAGGTTATGTAGTATGTCGCGCGGCGGGAAGTACCGCCCTGTTGCGCAGCGACAATTTTCGTTGCGATTTCCCCCGCCTCTTGTGCGGATACCCCCAATTTAGGTTTTAGCGCCGCGGGGTCCGTAGTATCCTCGTACTGCATCGTAGTGGCCGCCCCTTGCTGCGTTTTTACACTCGACCAATATAAGTACCCTACCGCTGCTACTATAACGACAACGGTCGCGCAGATAATCCATATCTTATTTTGCTTTATCCAATCCATTTATATACCTCCTATCCGATATCGGTTTTGCTAAGTGCGTATATAAAAAAGGCGGTCGTTGCGGCGATGAGAATAAAGGCACAACCCCACACTATTACAAATTCTTTAAAGATAGTGCCCCCCGCAATCCCGATCATTGATACCCCCAGGATAATTGTAAAAGCATTATCTTTTATCTTTGTTAAAAAATCCATTTATATACCTCCTACTCGCCGTACTGACTTAAATCTAAATTTGCTACATAATCATATGTAGTAATCGCTCTGTTTTGGTAACTCTCCGCGTAATTGTCACAACCCGCCGCATGAGCGTACTCATTATAAAACACATCGCGCAACACGGATAAATCACGCAAGTCAAACCCGCGATTTTCGCGATTTTGCGTAAATACGTGTACTGTACTCTCACTCGTCGGGCACCACATTGCGCAGTACATCAACCCACGACTTGTATCTAACGTCGAGACGGTCTGCATCAAATCCACATAGCGCAGGCAATCTTCCGCTAATTTTTCTCGTTGCGCGGCGACACCCGCATCGCTGGCCAGGAGATCAGATAATCCATCTAGGGCATTACAATTGTCTAATTCGCTGTATCTACGGCCCGCGTAGGCGTCGCCCCCAGGTATCCGGCTAAGCAGATCATCCCCTCTCGGACCCTCCCATTGACTACATCCCAAAGATGGATAATCGCCATTTGTACTACAACTAACCGCATCATATCCGCCCTCTACGTGTGTATTAATAAGCCCTAAGGCTATCTCGTGCGCCAGTTGATCTCGTGTCATGTGTATGCCCCCTATTTTTTACTCGCGTACGGATTTACACCCGCGTCGCTATTTTTGCAGCTGTCCATAATATACTTTACCGACGCCAAAAATCCCGCACCGCTAAGCGTGGTAAATCCGTCCCAACAACTTTTCAAATCGAATCTCATACCATACAGGGCGTTGGCAAAGTAGCCAATCGCCCAAAACAAAAATAATAATAAAAACGCCCCCGCGATAATGTCTAACATGTGCCTTTTTATGCGGTCAATCAAGGTATCCTCTCCTCTCGTTTTTTGGCGTTAGATTGGATCACCTCCTCCCCCTAAAGTCCACAATTTTTTCTAGGCTGTTTATGCGCACATCGATACCGTCAACGCGTCGGGAAAAATCGTCGAGCCGGTGGTGCTCACTTTTTAGTGAGTTTTGTTGCTCCGCCAATTGGCGATCGACACTGCGCCACTCTTTTGTCGTTTGCTGTGCTAGACCGTCCACGGTCGATTGCAATTTTATCATGGGTTTTACATATACCTCTTCCGCGAAGTATTTAAGCACTGCCGCCATTACCGCCGCGAGAGATAGTAGTAGCCCTAAAACCTCCATAAATTCAGCGAATCCCATCGGACGCCTCCTTTCTTAAAACCCCAATGTACGGTGGTTTTTCTTTATCGCATTTTCGAAATCGTGCTTTTGGTCATCTGATAATTCGACGCCCGCGTCTTTGAGTGGTTGGTATACGTCTTGCTGCGCATTTTCGTATTTTATCGTGATGTTGGTGCGACGGTTGGTTACGCCCCATGTATATGACCCTGCGCACAACAGACTTATCAAAATAGCTAAAATAGGTATGGCCATTAAAAAATATTTGAAATTTTGCACCATACCATCACCCCTTTATCTGATTTTCAGCGTCCTCGATATCATGGTATTCTTTTTGCGTTACACATTCGCAATTGGGGTTAGGGCAAATATAGGTACCATTTTCTTGTGCGGTCATTGTTGTACCACACATCGGACATCGTCTAGTAATCACAATCTTAGCCATTTAACGCCACCTCCTGTTCTGTTTTTAATTGCGCGGCAAGATTTTTAAAATCATCGGCTATGCCCGCAACATTTGTGGCGTGCTGTTCCGTGGTTAACACGCCATTTATTAGGCTCATGTCCGCGCCAAACGATTCAATGTTTAAATACCGGTATTGTTTTTTGTAATCGTCATTAATAGCACTTACCGTTGCATCTACATCAATTGCAAGCTTGCCATCAACGCATTTGTACACTGTGTATGTAGATGGTGGAGTTACCCAAGTGCCGTCCTCTTTTGCTACCTGTGTGCCATCTGTCTGGGCAGTTGCCATTAATACCTCGTTAGTGCCCGGAGTGTATGTGGTTGTTGACGGGACAGTTGTTGGTGAACTCGATGCTACATAGCAGTATATTGCGTATGTAATGACCGGCTCTACTATCTCTACCTCGGATTTTGTTATCCCAAACATTGATAAATCGGCATCAGTTACGTTGTCTCCCCACGACACATGAGGGAATAACGCACGTACCGCGTAAAAATCGGTGTAAATAACATTATTATATGTATATTGTGTCTGTGTCATCACGTCCTCCTTAATATAGCGTTTAGGTTGCTTGTAAGTGGAGCAAAATAGGTTGTGTTGGCATCAGCAGTTAAAGGGCCGGTGTTGGCAAGTTCCGCATCGGTACGCGCAATATTCGATATGCGAATATTTGAGGCCATAAAATTAGAAGCCCCTGCTTGATTCCCACCAAAAATACAATTATTAAGTACTGTAAATGTATCAGTAATAGTAGTCTTTTGTTGTAATGCCCCGTTTACATACCATGCAAACGTATTGGCGTTAGATATGGTTATGGTTATTGCTATTCTATAGGTTTGTCCTACTATTGGCGCATCGTGTGAAATAGAGGATGCGCTCCAACCACTATTAGTTGACCCCTTAATGTATAGTACAAACTTACCCGAAGCGATATATGTACCAAACACAAAACTATTGGACGTATAATAGTTGCCTACGCTCAAAATATTATTATTATTCGTCGGGGATTTTAAAATAGAGCAATCAAACTCAAATGTACATGCATTGAGATCTACTGCATTTGTGGGTACAGTTAGTGATTCTACCCCCCGAACACCAGTAATAAAAGATGTAGGATATGGATTTAATTCCGTTTGAATGAACTCCATATAATATGCGGAAAGGTGAATACACCCGATACCAACATTTATATAAGCCAATGTTGGGTATGCCCCCGTCGTTATTTGCTTATAAAAATAACCGTTATTTAAAGTAGCAGTAATACTTAATTGGCTAAATACTAGATTGTTACTGCTGTCGTATCCCTGCCAATATATTCCTATGTCAGTCGCGTTCGTGTACCCTCTAATAGTCACCACAGTGTTCTGTGTTACTGCTACTTTCCAGCCCGGAATTTTACTGTTTAAAGGTTGTCCGGATGCAGTTATTCTATTCCCCAAAATACTGTAATATGATGCTAAATTCGTATCTAAAATACCACCCGCATAAGTTAATGCATTAGCTAAATTTGCATAGTTAGTTACTCCTGCTTCAATTTTCAACCCCATATTATACCAAGTGGCAAATAAAACGTCGCATTGCGCTTTTGTCGGTTCATTTCCTGCTCCATATTGGGCAGTTAAATCAATAGTAATTAAATTTTTTATCCTACATTCAGTCCAATCCGCGGTCCGACTATCCTGTGTCTTACTATACAGGGCGGTCGCATTGACTGATATTGTAGCTAGCGCAGAAAGATACTTGTAGGTATTATCATTAGTTGGATGGTGTACTACTTGCTGTACTGTCCCGTCATTTAAAAAACACATAAAATTATTAGCATTATCCGTTTTAAAATAGCAAGAAGCATATAATTTATGCCCTTTAACTGATGCGGCAGAGGACATAGTAATATATGATAATCCGCCATATATTGCGGTTGCCATAGATATACCCTCACCATTACTTGCCGCTACAGTTGAGCCCGTATTAGTCCAACCGGTCAACCCGGCATGAAAATCACCATTACTTACGATATTGGGAACCCCTGTCATGCTCTCAAATCTTGGTACCCCTACTGCTACCGAGGTACCATCACTTTTATACGCTATACTTGCCCGCGTGAATTTTGCTTGGATATATCTAATTAGTGCTCTGCACCCCATACGTCTACCTATCATGCTATATCACCACCATTTACACTGCCAATCCACGTGGTTCCGTTATTGGTAGTAATAAAAGTAAGCATATCTAGAGCGGATAGAGTAGGCGCGCTACCGCTATCCCATTTGACGTTTGTCGGCCACGCTATCGTATAACTACTAGCCCCCGTGAGTATTAGCGTTAGTACTCTCGCGGTTGACGTTGTCGCTCCTGCCGTAAATGTAAAGGTTAGCGATGCTCCAACGGTTGCCGTTACGATACTGCCTAGCGCACAATTTATCGTAGTGTTAGCTAATATTGTACCTAAAGCTTGCACGTTTTCGGTAAAATTACCGACAAATGTCGTAGGTTGTGTAAATCCTGTCACATGGCCAAGCGCGGTTACGGTCAAACCGTTATACGTACCTGCCGCTATACCGCTAGTGCCGTGGGCAATAGTTTTGTTGTTATTTACGTCAGTGGTTACGGTGATGGGTGATGTGCCGGTTATTGTGGGGTTATCCTCCCACGTCGTTACTACCCAATTGCTACCGCCGGTGTACAATTCGACAATCACGCCCGGTGGCAATGACAAACTTGTTGTTGCACTGCCGTGTGGACCCAAAAAGGAACCTGCAGGTGTCGCAAGCGTTATAGCCACACTATTTGCATTACGGACAACAAATGTACCGCCGTTGGCTGTTGCAGGTGTCGGCATAGTTACCGTATATGTTGCAGTACCCGTACAGTTGACGTAAGAGGGCATTTGCGATACCAACAGCGTAGTGTTAGCGGTAACATACAGTACCGGCAATAGGTCACCTGCGCTTTTGGTTGTCCATACCACGGTGCCATCGGTGGTATCCGCATTTACGGCGCCCCATGTAGCGATGTCGCTTGGGCTTGTGGTTCCACCTGTTTTGCACCAAAGGACAAACCCTTTGGCAAGATTTAATGCACCGTACACAATCTCACCTGGCGTGTAAGGGGTGCCTTTTTGTCTATACATTTTGGCGATATCCGCCGATTGTACCGCGCTTAGGTTAGCTTGGCTCGCCGAGCCTGCGGCATCGGTAGCACTTTCGCCTGCATTAGTAGCATAGGTTTGTGCGTTACCCTCGGCGGTAAGTACAATTTCTTTTGCCGCTAAGGTATCCTCTTTAGCAGTGACGGCAATATCTCGTGCCGATTCTGTCGCCGTTTTAGCTGTCTGTGCATCTGTCTTAGCGGTAACCGCGTCGTTTTTTGCCGATATCGTAGTATCTCGTGCTGCTTCCGCATCTGTTTTCGCTTGCACCGCATCGGCGGCCGCACTCGTCGCAGTACCCGACGCGCCAACGGATAAGTTTTTAGCCGCGATACTTTCCTGCGCGGCATTTACCGACGCGTTGGCCGAACTCGTTGCAGTACCCGTCAAGTCCGTGATGATCGCCACCTGCTGGGATACATAATTTGCGTTTTCGATTGTGATATCCCGCGCGGCCAACGTTTTTTCTTTCGCTTCTTGCGCTAAAATACCGGTGGTATCAATGTACATATTAATTATTTGCCCCGCCGTCAGTGTTAAGGTTAGGTTGTTGGCCACTGTGATACCCCCTTTTCCATGCAAATATCAAGTGTTGGCCGGCTAGCAGTGGAATTCTCTACCCCGTCTACATCGACATATCTATAGCGTATATCGGTATGTATGCCCGCAAGTGACCAATCTATTGTAGGCCCCACCGATCGCAAAATATATGTCCCCGGAGTATCGACGGATTCGGTGATTGTACACTCACTAATTACACGGTTATAGCGGTCTAAAATCTGTGAAATTAATTTATCCGCTACGCCGGTAACCGGTTCCTTTGTAGTGTCATCGACCATTGTAAAAGTACCGCCCCAGGTATCCCCCTGTTTCACATAAGCGGTTAGCGGCTCATCGGTATATGGGTTATCCATATTTTTACACCCCCAATTCTTTTATAAGTATCGCCCCATCAGCGCCTGCGGTAGATGTTCCGCTCCCACCACCACCGCTACCGCCAATTGCTTGGATAGTTCCGCTATCGACAATGGTTCTGGCGACGACCACAACACCACCACCACCACCACCGCCACCACCACCGTGTGCGGAAAGATTGGTACTAGACGCCCCTGCGAGACCATTAGCATATATCCCTCCGCCGGATAGCACCTTTACTTCGGTAGCGATCAATAATATCGTCCCACCACCGGTCCCCCCCGTGCCCGAGGTCCCTGAGTATCCTAAACGTCTGCCTCCTGATCCACCACCAGCCCCTAGATGAGGCCCCGCCTCGTATGCGGATAGATGTAATCTCCCCGCGGTACATGTAACGTGATTAGGGACATATTCACAACTTCCACCTTGTCCTGATCCGCCGCTTCCACTCGCTCCGGCGCCACCGTTTCCGCCATTCCCCCCACGGTATCCCGTTCCTCCCGGACGGCCATCTTGCTCCGTTTCTCCACTAGGGACCGCCCCGCCGCTTGCGCCATGTCCTGTGGCGGTGAGTGATCCAGCAATTACCGCACTGCCCGCGCATTTTATGTGCGTAAAGGAGGCGACTATTTCCACACCTGCGGGAATATTGATGCTTTTAAATTGATACAATCCATCAAGTGTTGTATTACTTGCCGGCGCAAAATCGCCATCGGAGCCGTCCCCCCGATCGAGCCACCATCCGGGGTATTGGTTTGACGTAACACTTGCCAAAGTACCGATCCCCTGATACGCGGCCACCACAATTTTCCCCGCATCGGCGGAACTAAATTGTATCAACCCCGTATTCCACGCGCTATCATTATCTGCACTTGTCGAATAGTCCGGCCGAAATTCCCCTGCCGCGGGTGTCGCTGCTACCTCACTCGCGACGACACCCGCGATGGTCATACTAAGCGTCGACGGGGTACTCTTGTCGGGTACCTCATTTAGTCTAATCACATATGGCGAATTGCTAGGTATTATGTGTGTCTCCCCCGATATCCCTATCGCCTGCAGGTCATCGTTAAAAGGGTCATATCTGAAATCTTTTGGCATGTCTATTTACCTCCTAGTTGTTAGACGTTAGCAATTCCGCATTTTTGGCGGTGCGTTCCAACCCCGCTAGGTATTGATCAATCGTGGTTGGTTGTTCCCCAACCTCGACGTCAGTAAGTTCAATACCTTTGTCACGGGAGATATTATATTTTAATTTTGTGATGGGGTAGGTTTGCATCTCACCCGTTATTGGGTATATGGCCACACGTCCGTCAGTAGATAATTTACGTACAAAAAAAGACCCGTCTGCTTTAGGATATTCCAGCGTTATGTTTTTTAACTTTGCGCTGCGGATTGGGTCTTTATAGGTATTTATTTGGTTTTTGCCCCAGTATTCTGCGTCGGTGGTCGCGCAATACGTGGGCAAAGTATACGTGCCTTCTTGCACGCCATACAATTCCTGGCTCGGCTTATCCTCCACCGTAGCAAGCCATGTGGTGTCGGTACTCGAATCCGTATTTCCCTTTATTTTTGCCCAATTTACTATTTTTTCTACGTCCCAAGATGGGACGTAGCTACCGATATGCTTGCCCACCCAAAATCGACCCTGTTCATTTATCGCATCGACCCTTGGTTTAAAATATAAACTCCGCCGGGTATCTACGCCATACACATAATCGATCGCAAAATCTGATAGCTTTGACAACGCTTCTTTTACGGTTATGCCGTCAAAGGTAATAGTACTAATTATATATCCGGTATTAATAATCTTGTCGCTATTATACACCAGACCTATTTTTGCTTCCGCCTGCTTAGCAAGATCACGCACAATCGACGCAACCTCTTGATTAGCGTATGTCCCCCAAACGTAAATTTTTTCGAGAAGATTATAGTACCCGTACCCCGTAAAACTAAATGACGTATCTGTCGTGCCCTCGATTGGCCGCGTCAATACATATCCAGAGTACCAAGGGCGACTATCGTTAAATAAAAATACATCAATCCGCTGTTTGTAGCTTAGCTGTGCTAATGTTGGCAGTTTATTAAAAACGAGCGTAAACGCCCCGCAGCCGGTCTCGGATAACTCAAAAGCCAAACTCGTAATGCTGTTATCTTCCGCACCATTACCAAAAACAGCGGTTTTTGTACCGTCTTTATTGTATGCGATTACACTATACACGTCGGGTAGGTAATTTACGACATCATCTACCGGTTCTGGCGTGCTAGCGACGGTAGGGGCAGCGTAAATATATCTGCCCCATATATTTCTTCCGAACATCATATTCACACAAACCACCGCCCCGTATATGATATGTCTACGCGACCCGCCGCACACGATACCTTATATGTATTGCTGCCCGGTAGCGCGTGTAAAAATAATCCGCTAAGGGTGTTGATACTGTTGTTCGCGTCCCGGTATACGGTACCTTTTTTAGCATCTACCACCGCTACCGCAGGCGTGGCCAATACTGTATCCGCTAGTGTAAAACTTTGACCCGATTCCACATGTCCGATAATAATTTCGGGCATACTCACCAATGGCGTAAAAGTAAATACCAGTGGCACGTCGATGCTAGAGGGATTGGTAAAGGTAACCGGAGTTTCGATTTGAGCCACCTCATATTCGTTTGATATCGTTGTTGGCGATGTCGCATACCGAAAAGGGTCTGCAAGTAGTAATGATACCTCGATATCAAGCCACCTAAATTTATACCCGTCGTTATTAGTGCCTTTTATTTTTGAGCACGCGGCTACGTGATACACACGATCGGCGCGCCCTACATACAAATCAAACTCACCGGTCAGCCAATAATACGCCTCGTTCATAGCGGTATTAAACGTCTCCTCGGTGTCTCCCTGGACATCAAATTTTAAGACTATTGTTCGCCCGCTTACTTTTCCATCGCCGGTTAAATCCGATCCATGCACAAACGCCTTATCCGTCAATTTTGCACCGAATTCAATTGATCCGTAATCTGTTAGCCCCCAACCGATGGCTAGGGTATGCGACACCCCTGCCTTTACTACTCGTATATCGTCCGACATATCACACCCCCCGCAATCCGGTCAACACCGCGGTGTTAACGCCATTATATAATTCGTCTAGGTCCGACCCATTATTTATATCACCATAATTAGTAAATATTGTGCTTATTTTTGCCCCCGTACCCGCGTTTTCGGTAGCAGATTTCGCCGAGCCGCCGTCCATTAATTTTGCAAAAAGACCTTTTTCAAGCGGGACTACTGCTTCTTTGTATCTTCCCTCGCCAATAAGCGCCAATGTTGGGCCGGTGGTAACACCACCCGTAGCAAGTCCAGGAACCGTAGCTAACCCCTCCGCTACTGATGTGGTAGCAATAATAGCCGCAGTCGCGGGGACGCCATTGGCTCCCCATGACGCAAGAGATACCATAGCCGCCGCTTTAGCCCAGGCCTTAGCTGTTATCGCCGCCGCCGCGACACTCGCCGCCGTTTGCGCGGCCATAGTTGACTTACCAAAAATTGACATCATCAATTGTCCCGCTATCCATTTAGCGACCCAGTCAGCAATCGTTTTTAATAATGTTTTTCCTAACGACTTGACCGCGTCGCCAATGCTCGTAGTACCCGTTAGTATATCCGATATCGCGGTTTGTACACCTGTAAATCCACTCGAATACAAATCCGATATGAGTTGCGCGGTTGTCTCGTTCGCGGCGAGCATGACCGCTTGCCAAGTGTCCATCATGTCTTTTTGAGCATCGTAATTGTTTTGCCGCTCCGCATTTTCGTCGGTTAGCGCCTGTTGCAGCATAGCCATGCTGTTCGCGGTGTATGCGGCGTCGATATCCTGCTGTATGTCTTTGCAAGTCTGATAGTTATTCAAGTCCTCCTGATTTTTTTGTTGTACGTATTTACTCCTATCGTCTGCTATCTGCTTAGTAAAATCTAATGTCCCTTGTGCGGTCGTTGTATACTTAATGCCCACCGCATCGAGGGCAGCAATGATATTCGCCTTTTGGGTATTGGTACCTTCTTCGTAATTTTGCATGATCTTTTGATAATCCGATTCCACCGTTTTAATTTTGCTTAATGTGTCAAAGGCGGCGCTTGTTTCTTCTTTCGCCGACCCCGTCAGCGCCCCCAGCGTTAATTCTTTTTGAGTAGCTTCCCAAGTGTTCGCTATCTGATTAAATGCATCTATCTTATCCCATTTTTCTTGGGCGATTATCTTTTGCCGTTTTAGGGCATATACCTCATTTAACCGCGTTACGTCGCTTTCATAATCCGCGTTTGCGGATGCAGATTCATTAAGCTTTTTTAATTCTTCCTGGTACCAATTATCAAGCGAATCCAGTTTTGTGCCGGTCAAATCCGTCCATTCCTTATTAATTTCTTTTGTAATTCGTTTCGCTTCGTTTGCTAATTTTTCACCCGATT